GCCACGGGTGTTCCAATCTCGATCGCAACGGTAACGGCCAGATGGTATGACGACTCAAAGGATCACGAAGTCCAAGCCGATGTCACCAGCGCATCGACGATCATACCTATAACCTTCCCGCATAACTTCGTAGTGGGCGACAACATCCGAATTCGACAGGATGATGGGACCTACCATGCCTCGACGATTGCGTCATTCGGTGCCGCATCCTTCACGTTGAATGCGGCGACCACATTTCTCATCCGAGAGGGCACCCGCATCGCTTCCGACTTCACCGGCACCGTAGCGATGACCGCTTACGGCACGCCCGATGCGGCCACGTTGAATTGGGGTTTCCAAGGGACTCACCAATCGACGCAACAAGCCAAGCTGACTCGAGGCATGGTCATTCGCGTCGAGATGATCCTGGACGATGGCTCCGGGGTCCAAGGCTTTGAGTGGTTCAATGCTAAGGCGGTCGGTCCTAAATGACACCGATCGGCCCCGTTCGCCGGCTGATCGTTCATCACTCGGCGAGCTCGCTATCCACGACGGTGGACGATATCCGGCGCTGGCATGTCGAGGGTAATGGCTGGGACGACATCGGCTATCACCACGTCATCAGTCAGTTCGGCATCGTCTACAAAGGCCGAGACATGGCCTATCAGGGCGCCCATGCGAGGGGCAGCAACGCCGATTCGATTGGCATTTGCGTGGTGGGAAACAATACAGATCATCTCAACCGCTGGACTCAGGAACAAGTCATCGCCCTTCAAAAGCTATGGCATTCCTTCCAGATGATTTGGAATGGAATCCAGCTCTACGGGCACCGAGACGTTTCAAGCGGGACCGAGTGTCCTGGGCTCGATGTTCGCGCCCTGCTCACCGGTCCAAGATTTGGAAGCTGAGGCGCGCGACAGGGACTAGGGGATGGCGTATGATGGCAGAGCCCAGCCCACCGCCACCCGAGCCTTGTCTAAGATTGAAAGGACACCGCATCCGATGGCGTCAATATTGACCCGGCTGGCAAGAAGCATCATCACCCGAGGGCTCGAGATCCCCGGCCCCCCGAACAATACGACCGGCAACGCCTGGTCTGATGCGGTCGCCGCGATATTCGGCGGCCGTATCGAGACCGCTTCGCTCACCACTACGAGCGAGCAGATGGGCGCCTATTCCGGCTGGGTCTATGCCGCCGTCACCACTCTATCGACTGACATCCGCCGCCGGCCTTGGAATCTCTGGAAGGACAACGGCGAGAAGGTCGAGCGCAAAGACATCCCAGACATCTTGATTCGGCCCAATGCTCAACAGAGTTGGAAGGACATCACCGAGCTTGCGATGATCCACCTGGACCTGACGGGGACGGCCTATTGGCACGCGATCAAGTCACCCGGTGGCGGCGTCTCTGGCTTTCAAATGATCCCGCCCAATTGGGTCACCGACTATCGGCTGACCAAGGCGGGCGCTCTCGCCGATTATCAGGTCACCGTTCCTGGCCGTCATGCTTCTTGGCGCAGCGGCGCGGATGTCTATCTCATGCGATGGCCGCACCCGGAAGATCCCTATTCGGGCGCGAGCCCCGTTCAAGCGTTCGCGCATTCATATAACGTCGATCTCTATGCTCGGGCCTACACGAGTTCAATCCTTCGCAATAACGCCCAAGTCCCCGGCATCCTCTCGACCGATCAGGAGCTGAACCCCGAGCAGGCGGACACGATCCGCGAGCGATGGCTTCAACGCTACGGCAAGGGCGGCGGGACGGCCGAGGGTCCGGCGGTGCTTGGCAAGGGCGTCCAGTACACGCAGATGAGCATGTCGATCAAGGATCTCGCATTCGCTGAGCTTGCGAACCTGTCGATGGAGCAGATCTTCGCGATCTATTCATTGCCGCCATCGAAGGCGGGACTCTCACGCAAGGGCGGCACGCTTGCGATGTCGCGTGAAGAGTCAAACACCTATGCGGAGAACGCGGTAGTCCCACGGCTCGACAAGATCGAAGACGCGGTGGAGCGATTCATCCTGCCGATGGCGCAGCTCAAAGGGATCGAGTTCCGCTATGAGAACCCGATCAAGGCCGACGTTGAGGCCGAGCACAAACGCGCGGGTGAGGCGCTCTCGAAAGGGACGATCACGCTCAATCAATATCTAGAGGAGACGAGCCGCGAAGCGTTGGGCGATGAAGGCAATGTCTACTATTTGCCGCTCGGCATTCGCATCGTAGACAAGATAGAGACGCTGGACCCCTATGCGGCCATCGCTCCTCCACCGCCGGGGGAAGCCACTCCACTGCCAGCGGCGGAATCAGAAGACGACTCGGCTTCAAGAGGCGAAGCGAAGGTGGGCGAGAGCATCGCACCCGAGACGGTATTGAACGGCGCTCAGGTCACATCGAAGGTCAGCGATGAGCGGATGGAGCTCTCGGCCATCCAATTCAGGCAGGTTCAGGCCAAGGCCGAAGCGGGGCTCAAGGCCGAGACGCGCCGCCTGTTCTCGAAAGAATCATCGCTCATCATTGCCGGGGTCAAGGCTCAGCTCAACGAAGAGAAGCACCTATATGACAAGGCCGAGGGATGGGGGATGCAACTCGTGAAGGGTCAGCTCTTGCCCGTCTTCATCGTTCGCGGGCTCGGAGATGACATCGTCGAAGCGGCGCTAGCCGAAACGCAACCGGCATGGGCCAACGGCCTTGAGTCGGCCTGGCTCTCGGGGCAGAAGCAGGGTTGGGAATTGCTCCTGGCCGATGGCGTTGGCGCGGAGAATGTCTTGAGCTTCAACGTCTATCAAGAGGCCGCCATCGAGGCAGCGCGCGTCAATGCCGCCGAGAAGGTCAAACGCATCCACCGCGTCACGCGCGACCGGCTCAAGCCATTGATCGCCGAATCCATTGAGCGGGGCGATTCGATTGCCCAGCTCACCGACGAGATCAGCGGCGAGTTCAACCAATTCAAGGGCTTCCGCTCCGAGACTATCGCACGCACCGAGGCGGCCGATGCCGTCAACGAAGGCAAGTTCCAACACGCCAAGACCGCCGAGAAAGAGCTGGGCCTCGAGATGCGGAAGACCTGGAACCCAGCTTTAGGCGACGAACGCACCCGCGCGCATCACCGCGCATCGGCCATCATGCCGACTCAAACGGTGGGACTCAATCAAGACTTCATAGTCAATGGCGAGAAGATGTCGCGGCCGCTCGACTCGCGAGGTTCGGCGGGTAATGTGATCCGGTGCCGATGCGTTCTGACCATGGAGGTTATTTGAGCCGTGCCCACCGACCCCGAAACTAATAGAGCATTAGGCGAGGTCACTACAGCCGTCGGCTACGTTGGTGAGGCGGTCAAGGATTTGGCAACGAGCAGTCGCTCCGACATCAAGGATCTACATACCCGCATCGAGGCCAACGCGCTGGACACTCGGACTAGACTCCACGATCTACGAAACGACCTGCACGTCACAGTCTCGTCGCTGGACAACGATGTAGTTGAGCTATCGACCCGCCTCGGGTCTCACATCGAATCAGATAACACCGAGTTCAGCCGGATCAACTCGGCGCTGGTCGCTGGCAGTACGGAGCGGATATCGTTATGGCGTATTCTTGTTGGCCTCGGCGCATCGGGCGGCCTAGGTGCGGCAATTGCTCGATTGATAGGGGAACGGTGACGATGCTAATGGTGAGCCAAGCGCATTTATATCGCGCAAGATTTGAAAGGAACTAAAATGGCGGAAGACATCTACATAGGGGCGCCAGATGTGGCGCAAAAGACTTGGGGCCGAGTCCTCAAGATGGCGGGCGATGAGGAGTCGCGAGCGGTGACGTTCCGCGCATCGACGCCCACCCGAGACCGGCACGATTCCATTGTGATGCCGGAGGGGATTCAGACCGCAAACTTTGAGAAGAACCCGATATTCGGATGGGGTCATGACGTCTACGATTCGTCCAGCATGTCGTCGATCATCGGCAAGGTCACGGGCTTTCACCGGAGCGCCGAGTCCTTCGATGTCGATGTCGAGTTTGCGCCTGCCGATGTCAATCCGGCCGGAGAGATGGCGCTTCGCATGGTACGCGGCGAATATCTCTCGATGGTCTCGATTGGCTTCATGCCCATTGATGCCGGATTCGAGGTGGTGGATGAGTCGGAGGTCTTCATCTATCGACGGGTTGACCTGTTGGAAGTATCATTGGTCCCAATCCCAGCCAACCCAGAAGCGGAAGTGATACGCAACGCGATCCAACAGAAGTATCTCAACGGCCCTCCCTCACATGAGGCAGACTCCGGGCTCGAGGCACTCAAGGCGGCGCGCGTTGATTTGGAGATTCGGCGGGCCTTCGCTCGCTGGATCAAGGAGTAAACAATGGACATTCAAGAGACAATCTCGAATGAGATCAAAGGGTTGGAGACAACTCTCGCAGCAACGCAGACGGAACATTACGGCGAGATTCAGAAGCGGCTCGATTCGTTGGAAGAGCGAGCGACCGCCCCCGATGACCAGAAGGTGATCGACCTCGAAAGCCAGTTGAAGGATTCGGAAGGCGAGCGAAAGGCGCTCGATGACCGCATTCGACTTCTGGAAGCCAACCCGGAAGCACCCGAGCGCGGGCAGTCTCGCGCGCAGGATACCGGGCCGGATCAGTTTGAAGGCTGGTTCATCAAGGACATCGACGGCGCGCGGGATAACATCCGTTCGCTTTCACGAGGCGAGACGCGAGCGTTGGACTCGGCTCTCTTCACGGGAACGGGAAACGTGGACGGCCGATTGTCGGTTGAGTCGGCGGATGCCTTCATCGACTTCGTCACGGAACAATCGGAGACGCTGAGTCGCATCACCACGCGGCGCATGAACAGCAACGCCGGGGCACTCGATGAGCTTCAAATCGGGAGCCGAACACTGATCGCAGCGACGGAAGCGACGGCCCCCGCGGTTGCGGATTCAATCACGATCAATCGTCGATCTCTCTCCACGGTGGAAGTCGTCCTGGCGGAAGATCTCACGATCACATTCCTCGAGGACAATATCGAGCGACACGGTGTCGAGTCTCATATTGCGGCGATTCTCGCCAAGTCATTTGGCACTCAGCTAAATGACCTCTTCCTGAACGGTGACGGCACGACTGTGGGCTTCCTTGCGATCAATGAAGGCATCATCTTCCTTGCTCGCGCGGAGGCGGATGTCACGGACTTCGCGGCTGGCTCCACAACCACGGCGCAGCAAACATTGAGCGAGACGCTCGATGCGTTGCCAAATGAGTATCGGTCGATTCTCGATCTTGCTTACATCGTGCCAACGGGATTCGCGCAAGGTTACGCGGATGAGTTCGCAGCTCGCGCAACATCGGCCGGTGACGAAGTGTTCGTCAACGGCTTCCCGGCGCTTCGTTACTTCGGGCGTCAGGTCATCCCTGATCCGCACATGAGCGAAGCCACCACGGGGATCGAGTCGGATGATGCGTTGATATTGACGCCGCTCTCTAATCTCGTTCATGGGATGCAACGGCAGTTCACGGTGGATGTTGAATGGCAGCCACGAAAGCGAGTGATGGAATACACGATGACGGCGAAGGTGGATGCTCAGTTTGCGAGCGGTCTTCCCTTTGTTCTGACTTCGGCAATTCCTGCCGCTCAGCTCTAGTAGTTGATTGGCTGACCTCGGGAACCCCACTCCCCTTGGTTAGACTCGGGACGGGCGCGGGAAGGGATCTTCTCTTCTCGCGTCCAACCCGCCGCCGGAACAGGGTGACGCATGAGCTTGATCGAGACTCAAACGCTTGCTGAGTATCTTGGGATTGACGACACGCCGAGCCTTCAGGCGCATCTCGACATGGCCGAGGCGCTCGCCGCTTCCGCCTTGGGCAGCGATACGCTAGAGCTGACCACTCGCACCGAGGTATTGACGCCGAACATCACGCGGAAGACGCTGCCGACGAATTACGGGCCGGTCACCGCCGTCACATCCCTCACCGGGCTCAACGGATTACTCGATGCCGCGCGTACTCAATTCGGGAATTGGGCCATCGCTCACCTCGATGCGTTCTCCGCGAAAGAAGAGATTACCGCCGTATATGTGACCGGCTGGGCCGATGAGGCCACCATGCCCGCTTCGCTGAAGCAAGCGATTCTCCACCTCTCCAAGTGGGTCAAGGATGGCGCTCGGACGGTCTCGGCCGAGAAGCTCGGAGATTGGTCCGTGAGCTTTGCGCCGGAAAATGCGGATGGCGTGCCGATGATGTTCTCGACGCTGACCAAGGATTGGATGCGCCCATGAGCTCGCGCATCGGTCATCTTCTAAATAAAACGGGCATCATTACTCGATCAGCCGACAACGCTGCGGATGGCATGGGCGGATGGACGCGCTCGGCAAGCCAAGTTTGGGAAGATGTCGCCATGAGAATCCAGCCAGCATCAGCTCGAGAGCGGGAGTCGGCTGGCCGGCAACAAGTCCGGCACGATTACACGATCTACCTCGATCCCGAGACCGACATCCTGCGCGGCGATTCCATCGTGTCCGATGGCCGGACGTTTGGCGTCGAGCTGGACATCCAACCCAGCGCGCCCGGCATATACCGCAAAGTCATGGTTTCGACCGGTCAAGATGGCCCGAGCTAAGGGGAAGGGGGTCGAATGGGATACCAAGAAGTTTCGCGCCAAGGTCGTCAAAGAGATGCATCGACGATTGTTCAAGATCGGAACGCACGTCGAATCCAAGATCACGAAGTCCATTTCCAAAGGCCAGCCCAAGCGCAGGAGTGTCACGCAGACCGGGGCGCCTGGTCGGTTAGTGGGGACGACGAAGGCGACACCGGGGGCACCGCCGCGAGTGTTGGAGGGAGCCCTCCGGCAGCGGATGACGTCCAAGGTCCAGAAGGGCAAGAGGGGTCTTGAGGTGAAGATCGGAACCAATACCCCCTATGCGAAGCGGCTCGAGTACGAGGGCCACCCGTATCTGAGGCCGGGGCTCGCATCCAGCTCGGAATACGTCATGAAGACGCTAGGGCGCGGAATGAAGAAGAAGAAGCGATGAGGGCAGCATTCGAGCATCTCTACACCCGGCTCAGCACCGATGCCGGGGTGATTGCCTTGCTCCCTGTCAAGTATCGGGGCAGCAATGAACCCGTCTTCAACTTCATTCCCGAGGATGCGCCATCGACCCTGATCTTCATCGGCGACACCGTCACGAACGAGGATCGAGGCGCGAAGAACGGCGATAGTCTCTCCGCGTTGGCTCGACACGATGTCTTCGCGCATGTCAGCCGCTCGGCGGGTTCCGTTTCCGGGGTGGTCATCCTGGCCCAAGCGATCCGCGATAGTCTCAATCGGTGGTCATCGGCTACCCTGTTTCAAGGTTTGAACGTGGAGAGATCCACGGCAACAGATGGACCAAGAGTTGACAATGACACGCACTACATTGCCGTAGTGTCGTGGACGGGGCTGCTTCGGGAGCCCTGAGAATGAGGTGAAAAGATGAACGGTACAGATATCACCATTTCGGTCGAGAGCGGCACGCCGGGGACGTATGTCCTTCTGGCAAGCCAGCGTGACGCGACCATTACAGAGACCACGGATGCGATTGATGTCTCGAACAAGGACGCCCGAGAGGGCGCATTCGTTCCGGGCCGCTACTCGGCGACCTTGGATCTCGATGCGCTCTACATTCCAGCGGATGCGGCCTACATCGATCTCAAGGATGCGATGCGGAACGGTACCAATGTCCGAGTCGAGCTGATCGAGGGCGTAACGGACATCGAGAACATTGACGGAGTCGTGACTTCGTTGAGTCGCTCGGCACCGGATCAAGGCGAGTCGATCGTCAGCGCATCGATGCAACTGACCGGAGCTTGGGTCGCGGCCTAATGCCCGTTGATAGCGGTCGAGGTGAAGTAGAGATCCAGATTGATGGGTCCACCCGCATACTTCGCCTTACAAACCGCCGGCAGCGGACGTTGGCTTTAGCTCTTGGTGTTGAGGGATTGATTCAAGTTCAAGATCGTTTGAACGAACTCGACACCGCAACGATCATCACAATCCTCGAGCATGGCCTCGATGATACAATGACTCGGGATGAGCTCGAGGATGCCGTGATTCCCTTGGTGCCTGCGGTCTCCGCAATTGCCGAGGCGATGATGCTGGCGACCTGGGGGCCTGGTGGTCCTCCGGCAGCCGACGACCCTCCCGAGGCCGAGGCGGGGGAAAGCCTTGGGGATGGAACGAGCAATTAGCATGGGCGCGCGTGAACCTCGGACTGACGGAAAATGAATGGGGCGACCTGACGCAGCATCAAAGCGGGATATACATCGAGGCATGGACGCAGAAGGCTAGGGATGAGGTGAGGGAGGATATGTTGATAGCTTGGCACATAGCGGCGCTTCCGAGGCTCAAGCGATTCCCGACGCTGCGCGGCTTCCTGCGCCCATTCCAAGAGGCCGAGCCCGAGGAGATCGACGAAGCTCGGGCGTTCCACAAGAGACAGGAGGCGCGGTTAAATGGCGGGTAGCGACGACCAGATCGGAGAAGCCTACGTTGTCATCCGGGCCACGCTCGATCAGCTCAAGAAGGATCTACAGAGCGGGGAAAAGGTCACAAAGAAGTCATCGACCCGGATGCAGCGCGCGTTTAAGAAGGCGGGCGGTGCCGTCAAGGGCATGACGATGAACGTCGTGAAGCTCGCATCGACGTTGGCCGTGGGGCTTGTCGCTGGCTGGGCCGCAGCATCGAAGGCGATGCTCAACACTCTTGACACGGTAGACAAAGTCTCAAGCAAGCTCGGTGTCTCTAAGGGATTTCTGCAAGAAGCGGCCTTCGCCGCATCCCAAGCGGGGATCGAATTCAATACGATGACGATGGCGATGCAACGGTTTACCCGTCGCGCAGCGGAAGCGGCGCAGGGAACAGGCGAGGCCAAAGATGCCATCAAAGAGCTCGGTCTTGATCTGCTCGATGGCGCGGGCAACCTCCGCAAGAGCGAGGATCTGTTTCAAGAAGCGTTGGCCGCATTAGGCGAGGTCGAGAATGCTGGCGAGCGCTTGCGCCTGGCCTTCAAGCTGTTCGACTCCGAGGGAGCCGCGTTGGTCAACGTCGCAGGGAAGTTCGGAACGCTTGCGGCAGAAGCTCGCGCGGCGGGTCTGGTGGTCGAGGATCACGTCATTATCCAAGCCGTTGAGGCCAGCGACAAGCTCGATCTCTTGAAAAAGACGATTGCCACGAACCTCGCGCCAACCCTCACCGATCTATCGGGCTTCTTGATTCAAGCGGCCGAGGCAATGGCTGAGCTAGCTAACTTCGCGGGCGCCGCATGGGTCCGCATGAAAGATCTTTTCGATCTCAAGCCGACTAACATCCCGCAAGCAACGAAGCGGATCGGCGAGCTGAACAAAGAGATCAACGCCGGGCGCGTTGATATGCTCATGTATATCGACCTCTTTCAAAAGCATGGTCGAAGCATCAAGACCGATCAGAGCGAGCTAGGCAAGCTCGCGCGGAGCAACGCGCAAGATCGCAAGGCGGCGATCGACGCTTTGATTGCGGAACGTGAAGAGCTTGAGGCGTTGATTATCACGCAGACGGCACTATCGGAAGTTCCGCCCCCGGTATCAATGGACCCAGCTCACATCGACCGAGTAAAAGAAGGTCAGAAAGAGATCATCGACCAATCCGAAAAGGCTGTCGATTCAATGAAGGCCGAGGTCGATGAGATGTCGAATGTCTGGGATGGGCTCGGCAATAACGCGAGCACCACGCTCGCGCAGATGGTTGTGGATGGGAAGGTAAGTTTCAAAGCACTCGGCGACGCTTTCGTCAGCGAGTTTACACAGCGAGTACTCAAGGACCTGGTATTTAACAAGCTCATCGGACTGGCCGGCAATTTGCTAGGAGCCGCCTTC